CTGCGACCCCTACCACGTCGATAACGTCGCGACTCACCTTATCCACCTCCCCCGAATGGGTCCTCGCCAAATCCACCGCCGCCGAACCCACCACCCGCAGGGCTGCTGCTCCAATCAATTTCGATCTGAGCGCCCAGCGATATATTAACCGCGCCCGCCCCTGTGCTTACCCCTGCAAGCTCGATCACCATCAGCTGACCTGGTGTGTATGCGCCATTGATAACGCTAGGCGAGAGCGCAAGCCACGAGAATCCAGCCTCTGATGCCGTGGGAGTCCGGCTGCTTTTTTTGGGGGTCGAAAACGGCCCGCCGGTTGATGGGTCCATGACCTCAAGGCTAAGCGTTTGCCGTTCGGCTGGGGTAACGTCAACCACCTGAGCCCTGTTAGCCCATCGGATGCCGAATCCTACAAAGCTGCCAAATCCCTCAGGGATTGCGACATACAGGCGCACGGCCCACCCACCCGTCCCCGTCCAATGTGCGAAGAAGGTAGTTGTCATGCGGCCAAATGCTAGATATTCGGCAAACCCTGTGCCGTCAGTGGCAGGGATGCCCGTCCCCGATATCTCAAAGGCCCCCAGGTGCGGATAGTGCCAGCCTGTCCCCCCGTGGTTGGTTGGGGGGGCTGCCCCTGTATGCTCGGGCCGCCTGAAATCCTGCTGAGGCGACGTGGAAAAGCGCCGCAAGGGGTCGCCCCGATTCCAGAATGGGACCGCCCCGCCCGAGTTTCGCAGGTCCCATGCCTGAGAGCATCCCTCCTGTGTATGCAGTCTCCCCGCGAAGGGGAAGAAGCCCGAAGCATCAAACAGGACGGCCAGGTTAGGCTTGCCCATCTTGTTGGATATGCGCGATGCGTGGACCTTTGCGGGGTCTACTTGGCTCCTATGTAGCGCCACTATCCACCCAGCCAGTTAGGCCCGTCCAGGCGCCCAAAGCGAAATGCCACCGAGCCCGAAGGCGCAACGGTAACCGTTATCGCCATCTTGATAACATCGTCTGGCCCATAGCCGGCCATATCGGCCGCGGAAAACGGGCTAGGCGTATAATCCTCCCCCGGCACAAGCGTGCGCGCGTGCACCACGGGGGATCCGAAGGGAAGCCCCGAAGTCGCAGGGTCCATTAACTCAACCGTCAAGGTCCCAACAACACCTGAGTCAATCGAAACCATGCGCGTATACAGACTCAGCGCCTCAGGCTCCCAACCAGTAACCCCGAAGGGTACTCGTATATAGGCTGCTGACGTAAAAACCAGGCCAGGTGTTGTGTCATCCGTTGCAAGCCATTGCCCGAAGGTGGTCAAGCGCCCTGGGGTAATGTCATCATCCTCGGAGCCGCTCAGGAACTGGCGCCCGTTAAATGTAGTTAGACCTGGATATGTGATGCTGAATCGAGGCGCCCCAGCGTCTGATGCTGCTCCGTCATCGCTGACCATCGTGGGCAGCGTCGAAGGTTTAGCAGCGGAGCTCGCGCCAATGTCGGCGAGCGCCCAGTCATTCGATGTGAGCCCCGTTGCGATATACAGCAACGGGAGCGGGGCTGAAATGTCCTCTGCCATGTCTCCGATCCAGTAAGGGGTCAGAATACCCAGTGGCGATCCTGCCTGCTGACGGGGCCGCGGGGGGTGAAGGGATAAGCCCTGGAGGGATGCGTGGGTGGTTGTCATCTATCCCCCGACATCCAAGGCAAGCCGCCCAAACAAAAAATCGCCCTGATTTGCGCCTAGGTTTAGTTTCCAGCGCGCGCGGAATTGAAGCACCACCAGATCCAGGGGCACGAAATCGAAGGCGAGCGCCAGCAGCTGCGCCTGTGTGATGTGCAGGTCCGTGTAGCCGGATTCCGTTGCCGATGCATCTCCAGACCTGGCAGCGATGATGGACCCCCCTCCTATCGTGGTGAACTCGAGCGCCATCTCCCACGCATCAGCCTGGGGGGCGTGCACAGGGATGCCGTCATTGTAGCGGGTCCGCACCTTAATCCCGTCAGGCCCCCACCCGTTGAATCCCTGCGGGAGCGTGTAGTTAAGTCTGACAGTCATCGGCGACAGGTCATCGCTTCTGGAGTTAAGAAGCACGGCTGATGTCCAGTTGGGCCCGTCAGCCTCGAATGAAATGTTGGCAGTCTGGCCGGCGGTAGACCCCGCCGCGAACACTGGAGAGAAAGCAGACACACCGTGATAAAACCACAGGCTGTTGTGCTTCACCGGGAGCGGGCTGGATTGGATCTGCTGGCGATTGCGGCTGGGGTACGAATAGACCTTCCGCAATGCCTGCGCCCCAGCAGTGTGGATCCAATCTGCGGATGTGATCCCGTTTGCATACCAGGGCCGCGGGCCGCTGCCTACACCTGGTATCTCTATCACGAGCTCATGTAAAAAGGCGGGGGTTGTCACGCCCACAGGGGACACAGCAACCACGCGCGGATGCGGCGCGTGGATGTCTGCCCCTACATGCAGGTCGTGACTGAATGCCACCTAAAACACCACCACATTCCCGGTTAGACAATCAACAACGACATCAAACTGCTTCGGGCTCTCGCCCGGGATGGCATCTGTCTGATGAACCACAATGTCATCAGGGTCAAACCCGCTGCCCCCGCCCACGATAGTTGAACCGTTCAGGGTGACATCCGTACCTGTGAAAGCAGCCTCACCTGACGTGTTGATGACCAGCCCTACGCCCGTGGGCGCCCCATTCGTGTCTAGCGCCCCAATAGACAGCCCATCGCATGTCTGCTCAAGGCGCACGCCTGCGCCGGACATGCCAGCGTTATCAATGCGTGGGTGCGAAAAATCGACGGTAGTCAAGCCGCCCGGGATGCTTACGTGGGTCTGTGCTGGGTGCGTGCGCGGGGCCGCTGCACACGGATCATAGAAGCCCGCCAGGATGTCCCGCAGCGGGATGCCGAATGGGGTGACGACCGGTCCGCCATCGGCCACATTCCAGCCGTTCGGCAACAGCGTGTCGCTAAACCCGTCCCATGTGCCGTCGCCCCTCCCGTAGCCCCGGAAATCGCAAACGATGGGCGCCTGCGCGAACCGGCTCTGGTTGGCGGGGCTTGGGTTCTCATCGTTTAGGCAATCCCACTCACCCGGGCGTGTGCTGAATCCCTTTAGCTTTACCCCGCCGAAAGCCACATCGTAGTTAGTGTGCGGGATGCGCGGGTCCTGCTCCGCCGGCCCGCCAACTAGCGGAGTCCGCGGCTCCGCAGGGCTGCTAGTCTCGCCCGGGATAAACGGCGATCCGCCAGGCTGCAACACCTGCCCATCGGTATCGGGTCCGACTACCCCGCCAGGGAAGCGCGGGTCAGGTCCCGGAATGATCCCACCGGGGCCGATACCGCCGAATCCGCCGATGGTGATTTCTTCCGGTTCCTTCGGGTCCTCAGGGGGCGGGATCCAGGGCTTTTTCTTAGGTACGAAAAATAGGTCTTTTGTCTGCCACTCCCATATTCCCGCGCCTCCTCCGCAGGGGATCGCATGCCCGATTTCCGTGTTAAGCCGCAGATGCGTGCGGCGCCACACTCCGAGCTCGTCACCCAGCGGATTGCGCCAGCGCGACCCCGTAAACGCCAGCGGCGCATCGCCTGGGCCCCCTTTGAATAGCGCCCACAAAGGGAAGTGTAGGGGCTGGATGGGGTTGCCCTCTGGCGTCAGCCCCAGGGTATGCTGGTCGCCCAGCCCGCCAGATATGAACGGCCCGCCACCTTTTCCTGCGCCGATGGCGTGGATGCGGTCGCCCTTACCCGCCCCGCCGATGTGCTCTACGTAAGTCGCGAAGCCCGACAGCCCATCTTGCTTCGATGGCCCGAGTTGCAGGCTGATGATGCGCCCAGCCACTCCGCATGCCCCTGGGCCGAAATCCTCAATGCTAAAGATGCTCTGAAGTTTCTGGAATCGGCCCACCATCCCCTTGGCATCAGCGTCGTACACATTCGTACCCGCCTCAGGAAACGGGTGGGCGTTGATGGCTGCGATGCCCCAGTTATCGGGATGCAGGATTTCGGTCTGCTCGCGCTCTTCTGCCCCGCTCGAGGCGCTGCCCGTCCAGCCACCCAGAAATGACCCCTGGAACCATGGCGGGGTCTGCAGGGCCTTTGGTTCGTAGCGATCATCCGCCTTGCCAGCTGACAGGGCAGGTAGCCAGTTGCCAGCCCCCGGCGCGCCAAGCTCGAACACGCCCCCGCCAGAGACAACGGGGGTGCCCGTAAGCCACCACGAATGCATCCCGCCGCGCTCGCCGCCCGTGATTTTCCAGAGCATCCCGCCCTGGATATCGCCCACCGTCCCCTTGTCGGGGGCTGGCTCGTCCAGGCCATCGACAGGGTGCAAACGAACCGCTGCCATGCAGCGGCGCATCGACAGATCGAAGGTCGCATCATGATGCTGAAGGGTCCAGAAGCCCTCAACTCTGGCATCTTGCGGGTGCACGCGGCTACCTAACCGGCGTATTCAGCACGTGGAGCACAGCGCGCCTTGTTGGCCCATCCAAGAAGCGCCACAGGGATGCAGCCTGGCGCACGGCTGGCAACTCTACGCGCGTCGTCATCGCTCCCCTGTCCATCACATGGCGAACAGCGGACACCATGCCCGTAGGTTCGAGCTCTGGCCTCATGTCAACCGTAACAGACCCCTGCGGGCGGTCTGCCAGGGTCTCATACACGCGCGCCGCGGCAGCTTTAGCAAGATTTTTGATCGTCTGCGCGTTGCCAAGCAGGGACGTAGGGAGGGTAGCCAAGCCCTTGACCGCGTTGATGATCACGTCCGACTCGTTATCGTTCCATCCGAACAGGGCTGGCATCAGACCTGCTTGTACCCTGATTTCCATGTCCGGCCCCTTGCCCGTGCTGATGCCGTTTTCCTTCGGCGCTTCTACATCCTCAGCGTGTAGGCGGTTGGTTGTATTGGGGCTGCCTGGCACGGTGGTAACGAGAAGGGACAACTTGAACCCTGATTTAAGTTGGATCGAATCCCAGCGGGAATAGACCCTCAGGCCCGTGCGGTTGCCTCGGCCCAGGTCCTGCGAGGGGATCACGTCCCCGTCAGGGGAGCCGAATGCCATCTGGTCCGTTAAGCCATACGGGTCAAATCGCGGGTCAATGCGGATGATGCCCGACTCCGCATCGGCGATGGTGACGGAGGCGGGGGCGGCGCGCGCGCCGCTCAGTTTGTCCGCGTATCCCGAGACCACCCATCCCTGGTTCTTGTTCCCGTCCGTGACGTGCTTCGCGATGCCAAAGTACGACGGGCGCCTGATCCAGTTGCAGTACGCCTCAGCAGGACCGAATGCACCCGTCTCCGTGTTGATGATCGAAGCCCGGAAGGGGAGCACGTTGGAGATGCGCTGCCAAAAGATGTCTACGATCCGGAACGATCTTCGGAAATGTGCGACGACCGTAGCCGCGCGAGCGATCCAGACGGGGTCAGGGGGGGACCCCGCGGTGTTTCCGAACTGATGGATGAAGCTCGTCACGCCCCGCCCGAAAATGTGTTTTCGCAAGATGTCAAACGACATTTTCACGCTTCGACTTGCGCTTATTTTTCGCACCCCCCACGCCTCGAACAGGTCAACGAGGGGAACCCACGTACCGCGGGCAACCTTCCGCCCGTCAGGCAGTGTGGTCTCAATGTCGGGCGTGGGCGCTACGTTCACCATGTCGTTTGTGTCCTTCTGATCCTCTGGGACACTTGTAGTCAGGAAGCCCGTGGTGGTTGGCTCCGAATAGTTAAAACGGGTCTCCAGCCAAGGGGTGAAAAACACGCGCACGCGGCGCGGGCGCACGTGCGCGCGGTCCACGTCGCGAATCTGCAGCCCCACAAGCTGAGCATTAGGGAGCCCCTTAACCAGCGCCGCTTCTTTTTTGCTCAGCCGGTCATAGAAAACAGCGGTTCCTCCGCGGTCGATGTACACGCTCATCCCGGGCATGTAAGACAGGACCCGCTCTACCGCATCGTCTCCTGAGTCGTCGATGGTCAGGTTCTCAATTTCGACCGCATTTGGAAGGTCTTTGAAGATGAACGGCTGCCCTATCTGGCGCATTACCTCACGGATGGCAGTCTCCGCGGTCCATGGCGCATCGCCGTTGATGGTGAACCGGGCATATTTGATCCTGGGCTGGATGACGACGTTAGCGATGTCCCCTTCCGTGTTGAGCAGGAACGTGTCGCCGATAGTCCGGCGCAGGTTAAACGTGCTCGAGACGTGCGCCTTGCTCCACAGCCAGCGGACATCGACGATCCGGATGAGCCGGTCAAACGGAGTGGCCCCGGGGTGTATCTCGATTAGATACAGGTTGTGAAACTCCGCCTTGATGCGCCCGTTGTCTATCACGAGGGTCTGGGGCGCGCCCATGGACCCCTTGAGCGCATCGGCTATCTTGTGGCTGACCGTGTAGGCTTTCTGAACGGGGCGCGTGCCGCTGGCCAGGTCCCAGTCGAATACGTCGCTGCCGCCCAGGACCACCCCCGCGAATGTGACGAGGGGGGGATGCTGGGCGCCCACTGCATCATCCTTCCCTTCGTTCCCTGGGCGGTTCGCTGCGACGATGGTCATCGGCGCTTCGGCCTCTGGAATGTGCCCACGGTAGACCCAGTCCGCGGTCGCTCCCTGGGCGCTTCCGTGTTAACAATGTCGGCTCGGACATATACAAAGGTTTTAGTGAGGACAGTCAGGTTGAGCTTTGACCCGCTGGCTAGCCCCTGCTGATCGCTGCTTATCCTGTCAGGGCCACGCCTCACGAGGATAAATCCCGCGAAATCTCCCGCATCTTTCGTGGCTGGCTCTTCGCTCCCTAGCGGGTCTCCACCCGTGCCCAGGTAAGTGTATATCCAGGTCTCTGCCCTGACGATGCTCTGGGGGCCCTCGTACACGTTCCTATCGAAGGGCTTCCCTGACCATACATTCCGGATGATCTTGCCGAGTTCGTGCCGGTTGCTCCTCCGCACGCGCGCGCGCACAAGCCCCGAACCCACGCCCACAAGCAGCCGCAACTCCGCGGCGATGCGGTTGTTCGGGAAATCAAATACGGGCTCCTCCCGCTCAATTACGGCAGCCCCCCCCCCGCTATGGATGGTCGCCTGCTGGATTACGTGCGGGCGCAGGAACGAAGCCCACAACGACTCCAGATCCTGCGTGATGTCTTTGTCAATGTCCGCGCTATAGCGAACACGGACCCCCACCATCGGCGTAACCGTCCCGAGTTTGTCAGTGTCCCGCAGCCCGGAAAGCTCGCGCGTGATGACCAGTTCCTGATTCTTGACGGCCAGAAGGTCAAAGGTCCCCAATCCTTCGGCGTGGATTATCTCTGCGAGCTCGTGCCGGAAGCTGATGGTTTTATCTTGGTCGTCCGAGGCTGATTTGCGCGTTAGCGTGTTCCACGAACCCGCAGGCAGCCCACCCGTAACCGACGCGACATAGGCATCGATGGCTGCGTCGTATACCGCGCGCGCGCCTGACCCAGGCAGCGCCGTATACGTCCCAGAAATAGCTAGCGTTCGCCTGCCTGATGGGTCTGTATCCAGGTCAACGGTGCTGGTTTGCCGGCCCGCCCTCCCGGCCAGGTCCGCGGGCAGTCCTACAGACACAGTACATGTATACGTAGAGGCGTTGGCTGTGCCTGAGTCCAGCACCTTTGAGATGCTGGGTACCGCGTTGAATCCAGTGTTTAGCGAATGGCTAAACGTGTGCCTGGTAACCGTGTCCAGCACAATAACCAGGTCCTGCTGGGGCTTCCTGAATGCAGCTACCAGCCCTGCCTCATCCGTCAGGAAATCAGCGCGAACCGGGTTCGCGACCAGCACCACGAACGAAACCGTGGCACGCTCATACGTCTCAGAGAATGTGAATTTTCCGCTCAGCGTGTAACTGGCTACAGTCTGGTCCTTGCCCAGGATAACGCCCGCGTATGTGATCCCGATAATCCTGCCCATCTACCTACCGCCCGCCATGCCCTCGAGCATGTCCGCGATGCGCTTCAAGAACTCAACCGCCTCCGCTTCGCCTACCCCGGTCTCCTTGCCCGATGTCGCTATCCCCTCTTTGACCTCTGACGTAGTGGGCACACCACCGGGCCTGGGGTTGACGCCTAGCTTGCCCTGGTTCGTCAGCTTCTGAACCGCTGCTAGCTCTTCCACCTCCCGCCTTGCCCTGTCCTGCTCAAACGCGAACTGCTCATCCCGGAAGCTGCCCACGTCTACACCCAGCCGTGCAAGTGGAGCGGTTATCTCAGCTGTCCTGGATCCTGCTAGCTTCGCCGCATCGACGCGCTTGCCCGTGCCAAAGAACACATCAAAGTTTCCTGCGAAATCCGCAGCGGCCCCGCCGATTCCAGCGGCTATACCGCCTGCGCCTGTCCCGCCCCTGATACCCTGCGCCACCTGCGCGAGGGTCCCCCTGGCAGCGCTTCGGCCTAGCCCTTCTGCCTGTCGCTGTGCAAAGCTCTGCGGGCTCTTAGCTGCCTTGCGCCCCCCGCTGCCGCCTCCGCCTCCGCGCCCTCCTCCGCCTCCGATATCCTCCGCGCCCTCTGCTGCGGCATCTTGCAACTCCGCCAGCGCCTCTGTCGCCCGCTCGAGCTCCTGGGTAAATGCGGCAAGGGACCGCGCGTCATCCTCACCTGGCATTACGTGCCGCCTCCATCTGGGTCGCCAGCTGCCCCACCGCAAACTCCAGCAGCGCCTCATCGTGCGCCGCCCCCCCGTCTAGCTCTGCTTCGACCTTGAGCGCGTCAAGCCCGCCCTGGGCGCACAGCCCGAATCGGCGCGCCTGCCTTACGTCGAGAATCTGACCCGCGGCCAGAAGCGCCGCCTGTTCGGTCCCATCCTGCTCCGCCCAGAACTCCGCGCTCAACCTAACGCGCGCTTTTAACATAGTGCATGCGTATGCGGTCAGGTGCTTCAGCGCCTCAGGGTTAGACGTGCTCAGCCCGGCGAGCTCGTGCAGCCGGGTCACAGTGTCAGCTCCACAAGGGGCCCGCTCTCGCCTTGCCTACCCGCTCCATCAGGGCGCCCTACAAAAATAACGGGATAGGAGAGGAAGCGATAAGAACTGAAACGCAACTCTGCGTTGAGCTCCAGCGTAGGGATGGCGCTGTAGACGATGAAAGCGGGATGCTCGAGTTGATTCCGCGGTGTGAATACGAGGGGCTCCAGGGCTTTCGCGCCAACGCGCGTGCCTGGCAGGTAGTCCGTGCCTGGCCAGCGGATGACCTCGCGAGATACGCCTGGGTCCGTGTTCGGATAGATGGCGCGATGCGCGTCGTCATCCCATCCTTCAATGACACACGACACGATCAGATCGCCGCCCGTGTACTGGATAACATCCGTACTATTCGTTGCTTCGTCCTTGTGCCGGACGTAGCCACTCGGCGGGAACAGGATAACGTTACCGACAAGCCCAAGCCCCGTGCCCCCGTGCGGCCATGCAAGGGACAGGTCCGTACACTCGTAAGCCAGCCGGCCGGTCGCCAGTAGGCTGGTATTTGTGTCGGGCGAAGCCACGCGCTAGCCTACGTGGGGTCTGCGATGGTCTCGAGCCCGGGCGTAGCGGTAGGGAGCCACCCATCAATGCCAAATGCGCGCCATAGCCAGTATGCCAGAATCCCGCGGGATACCGCCTCCGTGGTGGTCCACGTGAAAAAATCATCCAACAGAAAAGCAGTAGGCGCGGTCGCAGGAAGGGCGCCTCCCCCTACAGGCATATACCAATGGCCGCCCACGTTGACCATCGGGGCCACGCATACGTCATCAACGATGACTGATCCTGTGGTTCTAGAGAAGAGCTCGAGCTTTAGCGCCAGGTCTGCCTGCTTGAACGAGTCGTACCAATTCGCCACGCCCAGCGGGATACGAAGGATGTTCCACTGCCCATTAGTTCCTCCGCTAACGGTTGCGTTAGCGAATTGGGTCCCAAGGTAAAGGCGCAGGGTCCCATCGCCGGAGCTCTGCCTGTTCCATGCTACCTGCGCATAGTAGGGCACGTTATCGGAGAACACGGTTCCCGGCTGTTCCTGCTGAAATACCTGCGTCAGTGTGTCGTTTCCAAGAAACTCCGCGCCCCATATCGTATCAGGCGCGCCTGGGTGGCCTCGGAAGGTCAGCCCAGCGCCTGTGCGGAGCGCGAAACTGGCAGCAGAACTCCCGATGGCCCAATTAGTGATGCCGGTCAGCGAAGCCGGTGCATCCCCATCGTTCGTGGCATCGTTGCTATCGAAGCTGGGATTAAGAAGCAGGCTCGAAGTTTTAGCGTGCAGGCATGGCACATCAGTAACGATACCTGACCCGTTCCAATACAGGTTATCCCGCTCGCGCGGGCGCCCGCGGAAGCGGAAAACCTCCGCCCATTCCTGCGCCTGGTTCTGGTCGCGCACGATATCCGCGCGCATAAGCTCGGCGCCCTGGGCTTCGATTGTGTCCCCATTGAAATCCACCGTAACCCGGTGGATGGATCCGTCCCCCGTGTTACTTAGATCTTTAGCGGGCTGAGGCGAAACCATTACACGGCTTTTTATGGTCTGGCTGGCTGTTCCTGCCATGTAGTCTCGGATCTGCGCGAGGATCGAAGTAGCATCCCCCGTTGTATTGACCTCCGTTCCGATTACTCGCTGCATTTCTTGCAGGTAAGGGGTCCATAACGCCCTAACCTGCGTGTCGCTGATCTGAGCGCTAAGGGCGTTTCTCATATTCCGGACAGCATTTAGCCCAATGGATGTGAACTCTCCATCGATGGATGTCTGAAGGGAGTTCTCCATATCGAGCAGGTTCGGCGTATTGGCGCTGCCGAATTTCTCCGCCTCGTTGATGGGCTTCAGCGCCTTGCCTAACTGGTCCCATATACCTGCAAACGTGACGGGGGAGCCTGGCATTGCTTAGACCTTTGCGATGCTCTTGAGCGCGCCCAGCATGAACTCGGCGCCCAGTTTCAGAGCAGAGATGATCGCGGCGTGTACCGCGCGCTGGGCAGCGGAGGCGCCCACGAATTTCCAATCGGCGATGGTAGACATCGCGAGCTCGAACTCAGCATCGATGTCTTCGCCGGATACCCTCCGGATGGTCAGGTCTCCGATGTCTTCGAGCGTATCGGATATATCAGAGCGCGCATCCGCTTCGAGCCCTGCCCAGTCTGGCCCCAATTCTGCCTTGACTGTAGCCAGCAAGCGGCTACCAAACCGGATGCCATCAGCGGTCAATTCATCCCCTTTTGGGCTTCCTTGACCCGCGCGCGCCACGCGCGCATCTTTCGGTCACGCCTTTTCTTCTGCGCATCCGTCAGGCCCTTATCCGCCCTGTAGTACTTCTGCCATTCCTTGCCGGCCGTTCGTAGGGTGCTGGCATCAGCGGCTACCCAGGCAGCAGGGACACTGCCACAGCCGATAACACCAGAGACCAGAAGCAGCGCAGCAACGGCGATGAGAATGAAAACCGAGCGGGCGCGCTTGGCCGCAGGCACCTCAATGCTGGGCGTCTCAGAAAATCCACATGCGAGGCGCTTGCTTTCGTGCAGGTCCATCACAGCCTCTCGAGCGTCCCATCGCATCGGGTCTCGATCCCACCTGATCTGTCGTCGCGAACATCAACCACCGTCCACCTGTCCGATTCTCCATCGATAACAAAATGGTCTCCGCGGACAGGCAGCGGGATATCGTCGCGGTCGAATGTGAAAACTGACCTGCGCCTCGCGTCAACCGCGCCCACTTGCTCGTTAAAGATGACCTGGCGCGCTACGGTCACCCCTGTAGCGGCCACCGTGTAAGTGCATAGAACGGATTCGCGCGCCTTTAGCACGTCCATCGCATGATCGAAAATGCCCTCAAAATCGCTGGGCATGCCTCACCTGTTCCACGGCAGCGGTAGGGGGCGGGCTCCGCAGCGAAGCCCGCCCCCAGCGCCGACGATGGGGTTAGGTCGTGATGTTGCTGAGGATGTGGATCGCTTCGGTGTGGATGGTCTTCACCTGGATGTCAAAGCGGGCGCGGATAACGTCGCTCCTCAGCTTCTCTTCCCGATACTGCTCAACCACGAGCTCCTGAAATGCGAATGTGCGCCCGAATCCAACCGAGCGCAGGTCGTCGCCCTGCGGGATATGGATGAGCGAGACGAACTCATCATCCCAGATATCAGCAAGGACCGCGGTCGGCTGCCCAGGGTTGGCTGTCGAGCGAACGGCAGAACTGACGATAACGTTAGGGATTCGCCAGACCTTCGCAAGCGCAGATTCCGCCAGCGTGCGCGGGTCGTCCATTGTGGCCCCATATTTAACGTAATCCTGTACCTCCGCCGTCTGAACCACGTTCGTCATAACCTTTTCGGAGAGCACAATCCCATTTGGGTAAATGCCCACCTGGCTCTTAAAACTCTCGCGCGCGGCAAGGACATCGTTGACAGGAGTCGCGGTAGCAGCGGTGTCCCACTCCGTACCGACTGCCGTGGTCTGCGTAGGGAAACCCGCGGCATTCTGGCAGAGCGTGGCAATCTCCACCTCAAGATTCCGCATCAGCGCCGCAACCGCGCGGTCAGCTGAGAGCATATCGAAGCGAATGCCCGTAAAACCGAAGGCGGCCCGCTCCCTGTCGTCGAGAAGTTCCTCCGCGCCTCGCTCCTCACAAGCGAACGAATCGGCCTCGAACTCCCACGAACTCCGATTGTAGCCGGCGCCTGGGGCCCGCTTAACGTCGCGGTCATCCTTTAGTAGGCTCTGGATCTTAACGCGGGAAAACGTGCCCGCCTGCAGGCCCGTGCTGGTCATGGGCATCAAGCGCAGGCCAACGAACCCGTTGACGTGCGCCATCAGGTCAAACTCTTCGTACGCCTGGCCCAAGTCGGGGCGGCTGAAGGTACCTGGACTGGTCGGTGATGGCATATTCTAGCTCCTATCTGCCGCGCTAAGCGGGCAGGATTTCGACGTGATCGCCAGCGGCGCTAGCGGCGTTAAGGGCGGTCCCGATAATCGAGCCCAAGATGGTCGCGCTGACAGTGCCCGCAGCGCCCGTGTAGCAATCGGCATTCACCGCGACGACCCCATCGGCGATGGCGATGATGGTTCCCGGCTTGCTCTTGATCAGGTTGACGCCGATGTCCTTGCCGGACTCGGCAGCGACTCGAGTGCTACCAATGGTCGCATCCCCGGCGCCCGTCACAATGACCTGGCGGAAGGTCGCGCCGTCCATTTTGACCAAATCATACTGGTTCAGGGCAGCACCCGCGATGAGGCTGATGACTCCTGTGTCGTTCTGCTGACTCATGGCGCTAGCCCTTCACATTCGATGCAGCCAGGAAATCCTGATGTAGATCAGGGCTCCGGAGTGCAAGGTTACAGATGGCCTGGGCGCGAACATTGGCGCCCTGACTCAGTTGGAGACCACCGCCGCGGGTCGCCCCGTTGATGCGCAGGTCGCTCAGCTTTTTCACCTCGGCGCACATCGCTGCTTGCCACTGGCTAACGGGGTCGCTGCTCGGCGGGGCCGAACCGTCGCCCGCTCCCGTGATTGCCAGGCTTCCCGCTGGGTTTGCCCTGGGCTTCTCCGCCTGGGCTAGCTTCGCTTCGAGCTCAGCAATCCGACACGCGCTCACCTCGAGCGCCGCAGCGGCTTCGATGGCCGCTGCTTCTCCCTGTGCAATGACACGATCCGAGTATCTTGCTTTGGCCTCGAGGAGCGAAAGCCCCTCGTTGATTGCCTCGAGCGCGAAGCCCGCATCCTTGGCGAAGGCGCTGGTCAGCCCTTTCACCCTCTCTCGCTCCTGTTGGAGCGCTTCAGCCTCTGCCATTCTGGCCTCCTTGCTTCTTTCAAGTTGGACGGTTTGATAGTCGCTGCCGCTTAGCGCGACAGCCGATGTTGATGGATCCGCGCCCAGGGGCACAAAGGATGACTCCTTGAGAGTCGTGTTCTTGAGCAACAGGAAGGGACCATCAAGGAGCCTCCCGTTGACCTCGCGCGACTCGCCCCGTTCGATATCGTCTATATCGTCGAAGCTGATGGCGAAGCCTATGGAAGCCTGCCATCCCGCGCCTTGGTCGCTCAGGCTGGCCACCTCTTCCGCCTCGGCCACGTCAAAAAACTGGCCATCGATTGCCAGCGCCCCGCCCTCCGTGGAGATGCCCGTGGATCGCCCAACAAATTTGTTTGGATCATGCTGGCGAAAAATGGGGACCCCATCATCCGGGATAGCCATCGTCGCCAACTGAACCGCCGCCTTCCCAAATCCGACATCGAAAATAGCGCCAGAGTAGGCAAGCATCGAGAATCGGCGGGGCCCGCTGGCATCCTTCAGGTCCGTGAAAGCACCGAGCGCGACCGAGCCAGTTGACAGCAGATTAAACCTGCTGGGGATCGTGACGCTACGCATCGTCGTTTCCTCCATCAGCGGGTGGCAGCCTCAGCCCATCTTCCGAGGGGGGCATGGGTGCCTGCTCGGGCGCGGGCGCCTCGAATGTCAGCAATTCCCGCCAGTCAACATCCTCGAGACCCGCGGCCGCTTCCTGCGCTGCCTTGACCAGCATGGCGCGGTCTTCGACTATTTCGATCACGCCCTTTTCATAGTCCCGCCCGCGCTCAGCCCATACCTGCCGATGGCTGGCCAGGTAGTTATCGAGGCGAATGGTATCCGCCTCCGCATCGGTCTTGGGATCAACATACTGCCATGCGGGGTATTGAATCTGATGGCGGAACACGGTTGGTATCAGAGGCACCAGGCCCATTTCGATCCAGTGCCCCACTTTCCACTCATAGACGCGGCTCCTCAGCGTGCGCGCGTACCACCTTTGCTTCCGACGCGCGGATTGCTTCCAGCTTTCGACCGCTCCCCGGAACCCGTGAAACGTAGTATCTGACGTGACTAGCATCGTCAACTCGAGGGGCAGCCCCAGCGCTAATCCGATTTCCCTAACGATCTGCTTGCTTAGTTCCATCCCGTTTGTGGTTGGATTTTGTGGGCTGAAAGTAGAGATAGACTCTCCAGGGTTAAGGCGAGCGATCATCCCGGGCGTGAACTCATCGAAATCGAGCTCCGTGACTCCGTCGCTTCCTAGCTCCGTGTTTCGCACCCCCCATTGTTTGTTGTAGTCGCTTGTGACGAAAGCAGCGATGCAAGCGGAAACCTGCTGCTGTACCAGCTGCGCAAATTCGATGTCCTCGTGCATTGACACTCGGTCAAAGACAGCATGAAAGGCGCTCAGCCCGCGCGACTGGGTAGCCCTGGACGGTTCGTAGATGTGGATGACCTGCTCGCGAGGGATGCGCGAAAGCATGCCCGACTCCACCGTGGGCGCTTGCCTGCGGAATCGCTGGCGCTCGCCAGGCTCGTAGCGCTGGAACCAATACGCAAGCGGTTTACCGCTGTGCACCTCGAGCTCTACACCATGCACAAGGTCTCGCACCTGGTCGCCCACGTTGATGGTGTATTGGGCTGCAGAGGATGTGACCCTATCGCCTTCCTGCAGGTAGATGCTTCCTGTTTTATCGTCAAGAATGATGAAGCAATCCCCATCAATCCAGCGATGCCTCAGCGCCAGCCGTTCCAGGTCAGCCAGCGTAAACCGGCCCGAAAAATCGCATGATTCTGGATTCTCTGACCAGTCCGCATCAAGCTGCGCAAGGCGCGCATTAACGCGGGGGTCATCCGTCTGCGGGTCAGCACGCAGGCCAGCGCCCAGGCACTGGTCTAGCGCACGATCAGTGGCTTGCCCGAGTACGGCGGTATTTCGGTCGAAGTCGCGCACATATTCGCGAATCCTCCAGAACTCTACGCGATTCGCATAATGCGCATCAGCGCTTCCGCCCAGCCTATGTATCTCGCCCCTAAAGGCGCTTTGCTGCGCTGCGCGGTAATTCAGGCGCGCGCCGTTAAACGCATCCTGCATGGATGGGGTTGTCGCTGTATTGACTACCCTGCGGCGCGTAACGCGCTGCAGATGCCCCTCCTTCCTGGCCTCTTCTTCGTACAGCCTCGAGTAGCGCACCTATCCGTACCTGCGCATGGAGCGTAGGGAAGCTCGGACGATATTTCCTCCGGCTGCCTGCCTGGCATACAGGATGGCCGCGTGCTTCTCATCCCGCAGGATGTCTACGCGATATCTAACCGTGTTGGAGCCCTTGATGCTCGTTTCAGGGATAAGCAGTTCCATAAACCCGATGGCTATCGCGTGTCTGTTCGCGAGCTCAGGAAGCGGAGATGTAAAGTATCCCACGGTGTCTTTGTATTCCGCTTCCACTTCCGCAAAAGAGCTAGCTGATGTTAGGGGCACGCCTCAGGTTTAGCATACATGTGGGACCGTTGCGCGGTTGATGGCAATCTGGCTCGTTGCCAGATTGCCTACTTTGCTGCTGGGCCGGCGAATAAACACAGGGCGCCCCTGGCTCGTCAATCTCCGCAGCAGTCCCGCGCCTTCCCCCTCGACAGCCCCCTCGCGTAGCTCTCGCACGGTAACAGCCTCCGCGCCCCACGTAAGCCGGAACAGAATCGACAGGCCGCGGTCAACTATCAGCCCCACGCGGTCTGGTCGCTCGTCCAAGGGCAGGACACCCTCAAGCCACAGGCACGCATAGGGTCGGCATCCCTGGGGGCGATCTGCGTAGATACCACAGCCTCCTCCCTCGCCCTGCTGGTGAACGCAGTCCTGGCCAGCCGGTGACTCTACGGCCAGGACATCTAGCGCCCGACAGCACTCGGAGCAGGAACCGCACTCTCGATCCGTCAAAGCCT